CCCATGGGAGCCCACTTCCTGAGCGCGTGAACGCGACCAGTCAACAGTCGAACAGACGTAGCACGAGAGCAAGACAGGATCTTATAAATATGTTCGCCCAGTAAAGTGCGAACAAGTTCACAAGATATCCTATCAGAAGCTTCAGAAAGGTCGAGAGTGACTAACTCCCGATCTAACGAAGCATTCTTTGCTAACGTACCATTTACGGTTTGATCCGTAAAACTAATACTGTCCCTAGTTAAGGGATGAGTACTAATGGCCTGTTCGAGCAGTCGGCGTTGCCCTTGTTGGATGTATATCGACTGGCTCGGATGGACACAGATCAATCTGGGTCCACGAGAGTCCTTCGGTACAGCCACGAGCTTCGCTATGATTTCTCCAGATTGCCTGATCCTGCTGTCACCAGTAACAAATACGTCATGCCAAAAGTTTGGCATGCCGCAAAAGTACTGGTCAGCTGGGTAGACCTCTTGGATACTATCATATATAGTGTCTAATGATGTCTTCTCATGTGCCCGTTTCGGTGGAAACACCGCACCAGGTCCATGTGAAGGGTATATCTTCGACCAAGATACATTGCCAATTACTTCGGCGATGTATCGCTGCGCACGTGAATAGTAACTGAGCCCTTTGGTAGAGCATTGCATCCTATGATGCTGCTCCCAAATAGCGAGGCTACTATCCACATCAACAAACGAGTCTTCCGACTCAATAAGTTGTTCATGTGTTGGTTCCTTCTCGGTTTTGTAACAGAAAACAAGAACCTGTCTCAGCATACGTAGGCTATGCGGATCTTCCTCACGGAAGAACCGGTCCGCAAGTGGTTTTAACCACTCAGGGAATAGTGGCTTAACGCCACCATTTTCAATGTATGCTAATAAGGCCTTGTCTAACATAGGTCCTTCTTTAAGGACCCATTCATCTGTTATATCAGGGGCGCCTAGTGGCACTTCTGACATACGTGAGATGTCTGTTAGCAGGCGATCATATACTTGACGGTAATATGAATATTGAGTATTCATTGCCTGATCCTGTATGATGGTCTCTTGACTAACTACGTAACAGCACCCTCCAAATTAGGAGGACTGTCTATAGTCGGTCTGAGATCTGGTTATTACTGTGGTTTCGGCCAATTACTGTTCGTGAGTTACCGCGAAAGCGGAACCCAAGTTCAGCGCATTGGCGTCGGCCGCAGTCGTCGCCAGCATCTGTCGAATGCAATCCACAAGGGCGAGGATATCCGCGTCCGTGACGGTTGCATCTGACGGCCTCCCAACAGTAAGCTGTGCAAAGCTGATTAGGCTCTGCCCAGTCGTGACGTTGTTAACGTCCTGTTGGAAGCGCATCACACTACGTGTCCCCGGGACTTTCGTCTTGGAGTCTACATAGTCTTGATGTGCGATGGTGAGGCTGAGTTGACCAATCGACAAAATGTCGTTTGGCGCAGCTCGACGTAAACTGCCATCAGCATCTGAATAGATGCTCTTGACAGCTTTCGTTTTGATTGTTAGATCAGCATTCATATTTTATGGATGTTGTTTCCTAGGTTAACCCCTAGGGGGGTCTAACTGTGAAGCAGGTTATCGCATTATCTTTTTAGATAATTTGATAAACCACTTCCGATCCGCCACCAACTGGTGGAGCAGTGCCGCACTAAGTGCGACCTGCCGTTTTCCGTATCGGCCTGATTCGGTTGATTGAAAACCAATC